CGAAGCGACTCCGTAAGTATGTAACGGAGGCCACCATCGTCTGGGAGGACTGTGACAAGAACAGTCACGTGTTCCTCCAGAAGTGGGGCCAACTTATGGGGTCTGACTTCTCATTTCCTGTTCTGTGCCTGATCGGTTTCATGATCGGCTCAGAAATGAAGGGAATGATCCAAAAGTTCACGGACCTGGGAAATTCCCGAGGCTATGACCGCGCCCGACGATGGCTTACCGAGTACGTCTGGAATTCCTGCTTGTTCGGTGTGAACGGCGACGACTTTGTCGCGCAGGAAGACGAAGACGAAGACTGGGAGTCATCTGTCGCTTTTACGGGCGGCGTTCCGGAACCCTCAAAATCCCCCTACTCACGTCATTTCTTCACGATCAATTCTCAACTTTGGTCGGTCCGAGAATGGAAGGACGTCGGTACTGTGCTCCCTGCGATGCTGAAGAATCTTGCCTCTGGTGCCCATCCGGGCACTTTTGAGAACTGGGCAAATCTTCTTTCCGCGACGGGAGCAGACGATCCTTTCGGGCTTTCTGAAGTTTTCCTTCCGGAGATGCCAATTTGCCTTGGCGGTCAAGCGAGCACGTGTCCGCAGCCGAAGGATGCGAAAGAGTGGGAAGTCTTCTTGAAGAGATTCTTCCTTGCATACTCTTCCGTAAAACAGGAGTCGTTCGATAAGACTTCTGTAAAATCGGCTTTCGTAGATACGGTCGCCACCGCCAGTGGAACCATTGTCAAAACTGCTCTGATGTCGACTTCCGTCCCGATCAATTGCCAGCCTGTTTCAGGCTGGGCGAGAAGATCGGACGTTCTGAAGTTGGGTCGGAGCAGATTTGGTTCCACAGGGGCAATCAAGTGGACGCGTCCAGAGGAGACTAAGAAGTTCTGGATTAAGGACTGGAACAACAAGGCTGAGCTCGCCGAACACTTTGTGAACCAAGTGTGGGAGAATCGCCTTGACATCTATAACATAGTCAAGTCATACTCTGCAAATGAGCGCGCAGGGTACAAGTATGTTACAGATTTTGTTCCGTTAGAGGACGAGGCACACATGCCTATTACCGTCGCCCCTAACGTTCTCCAGATTTGCCGTCGTCAAGTGTTCGATGACGGCTCCTTCGATAGACTCCTAAGTGGCGCCAAGCTTGCGGCACGGTCCGATGGGAAGGGAGAATTTGATCTCGCCGAGATGACCGAGGCGGAGATCGAGGGACTCTACGAATGCGGGAGGGATGACCGATTCGCAGATGAAAGAGTGGAAGAGGTCAAAAAAGTTAAGACCTCGGTGGGTGAGGTAGCGTTAACTACACACCGGACGAAGAAGATGTCCGTCGGAGCGAAGAAGCTTCTTGTGAAGCTAGTAGCCCGATCGCCAAGAGAGAACGGACGGATCCGACCGCAGCGCAGTCGGATCATTGATCAGCATCCGGAGGCAATGACAAAACCTCCAAAAGAAAGTGATCGCCCCTGGTGGGCGGAGTGTGCCAGTGTATCGGCGGG